ACAGCGGGGCAAAAGTATCGTAAGCCTTGATTTTGTCGTAGTCGCCCGTGTCTGGTCGCAATTGATGATTCCACCCGTAGATGTCGGCTGTCGCTGGTGCCGCACCTCCCTTGCCCGTGGTTGTGAGTGCCTTCTGGGCCTTCTCTACGAATCGTAGCGTAAGCTTTCGTGTTGAAAACACGCCGTCAAACGAAAGAGAAACCTCATCATCAAAACCATCAAACAGCAGCGTCTCCGGCTGAAATACCTGTGGGCTTCCCGGCAGTCGGCACGCAGTTTGATTCACGCAGCCTTTCATGTTAGACAGCGTAATCCACGGCACAATTTTCACCTGATGCCACGTCACCGTGTGTTGCGTCGCGGAATCTGGAATCACCGCCGCAATGTCCGCCGGAAGTGCTTTTGAGTCACTTTCCCAAATCAGCGCCCGAGCAACAACACTGCGAAACTCCACATTACTTGTCTGGCTGTAGGTCGCCCACGTTCCAGCCGGAAGCGGTGAAGGCTCACTTGGGTCATTCTGCTGCTGCTGGTCAGTCTGCAGTGGGCTATAGGTGATCGTGATCCGCGCGAGCGATCCCGTGTGTTCCAGTTGCTGCGTGTTAGGATCTGTGATCGTCGCGGCTGCTGGCTTGTTTACCAGCCGGTTAATGCGGAACTTATCCGCCAGCACCCCAGGCCAGTAGCTGGAGTAAGACGCCGGAAGGCCGAACGGGCCGGATGTGTAGTGAGCCGAAGATTCGCGTAAAGTCGAATTCGCCCGCACGGCTGCCAGACTCTTCCGGGCTATCTTCATGCTCCTGAAACGCTGGATACGTCATCCGAGTACCCCCAGTGTGGCGAGCCCGCCGATTCCGCTGTTGATTTGCTCAAGCTGCTTCACTGCCTCAGTTTGCTGCTGCAACTGGTTTTGTGCGATTTCGGCCAGCTTGTCCTGCTGCTGTAGTCTGTCCTGCAGTCGCTGAAATGTCTGCAGCGCTCCGGCGCGTTCCACTCGCTGCTGTTCACCAGCCGCTTTCATTGTTTGAGCCGCGGCTGTCTGTTCCGCCGTAACGAAGTTGAGGTTTGCTGCTGCTGCTGAACCTGCGGCCGCACCCGCAGCCTGAGACATTGCCGCCTCCCGCTCTGCCCTTGCTGCTGCCAATTGTGCGTTGATGTTATCGAGCACACTGGCTGTCTCTGCGGAAGTCTCCGGCGGCTTAAACCCGGCGAATGCCTGCATCGCCTCCATTGTGGGCTCTGGGATTGTGAGGACTTCATCCGACATACCCAAGGCGAATGCAATATTCTCGCCGAGTTGTCGGCTGTTGCGTTCCATCTTGGACCACATGTTGCTGGCTGCAGTTGAGATGTTCCGCATGGCAATTGCGGTGTTTTCCGTCACCCAGGTCAACGCTGCGGAGGCGTAATTGGGGATGTCGGTGAACAGCCCGGCCCACAGCGTTTTCATGTCTCCGACCAATACGCCAACAACTACGCCGATATCGGAAAAGTAGTTTTGCGTGGACGTGAACCAACTAGCTGCGGTCTCCAGCACAGAACCAAACGCAGCGCCAATTCCAGTAACGCCTTGCATAGCATTCATGGTCCACGTCATGAAGTCGTTTGCGTAAGGCAAAATCTGCTCGCCGAGCGTTAACCCCAGAGCCTTGACCTGATCGACCAATGTGCTGAAGCGCCCTGCGGTCGTCTGACTCATCTCCTGCATCATGCCGCCGAACTGCCCGCCTGGCCCCACCATGCCCGCGAGTGCTCGCTGCATTTCAGGGAAGCCGACGGCCCCGGACTCCACAAGCTTTCTGACGTCGCCTTCGGCCACGCCGAACTGCTTGGCTAGTGCCCCGACAATGGGGATTCCCCGGCCTGTCAGTTGGTTAATGTCTTCGGCAAATAGTCGCCCCTGAACCTTAGCCTTGCCGTACAGCTCGGATATTTCCTTTAGTGGCGTCCCCGTGCCCGCGCTGATGTCCCCGAGCATTCGCAACTCATCAACAACAGTATTGGCGTTGCCACCAAAGGCCAGTAAGCTGCGGGCTGCCTCGCTGATTTCCTCTGTCTGAAATGGTGTCGCTTCGGCGAATTGCCTGATGTCGCCCATCACCTGCTGTGCACTTGCGGCGTCGCCTGTTAGCACCTTCAGCTGCGTGCCAAGCGTCTCTGCGTCAGCGGCCATTTTGACTATGCCGCTGATTGCAGCCCCAGCCCCAACAGTCGCCAGAATGCCGCCCACGCCACCGAATGCCGAGCGAATGCCTCCCAGTGCACCGCCTGCGCGTTTGGCTGCGGACACGATGCCGTCCATTGCTCCGGCGGCTTTTTTGGCCTCCGTGTTCACCTGCTGCATCCCGTCAGCGGAGAACAGCACCTGTGCTTCCTGGACTGTGATTGCCATTTATCGCACGTCCTGCTTTTGCCAGATGTCCTCTGGCGCCCAAAACCCGGCGTAAATCAGTGCCTGATACATGGTCAGCTTGCCAACCTGCTCAGGCGTCCAATGGTACTTTTCGGCCATGCCACGGAACAGCCCGGCCCATGGAATTGTTCTGCGGGAAGGTAGCTGCGCGCCGGGTGGTCCCGGCGCCTTCAGTTTCCCAGGCGGTCCTTCTCCTCGACGTGGTGAATTGCCCGGACAAGATCCGCAGCGTTTCCGTACCAGGCGATGAAGTCGCATCCGAGCTGAATCCCCTTTGCGGCCGGAAGGCCAGGCGGAAACTCGTCTGGATGGTTCACTGACAACGCTCGCCACAGGCTGTAGGCAAGCCCGCGGAATGATCGATCGAAGCGGTCTTCGTCTTCCATCGTCGCGATCAGCGGACGCGCCGCAATGTCTGCCGCGATCCGCATAGCCTGCTGCCTGATTGCAGAATCTGAGATTGCCTCAATCCCTGCATACGGGCTGCCAACTTTTGCCAAGATGGCTTCTTCCTTGGCTGCGTAGTCGTCGAGGATTCGGACGGCGAGCCTGTAGGTTCGGCCGTCTTTGGTGAGTTCTACGGCACGTCTGCCGCAGAGATTAAAAATGCCGTCCGCCATCGGTCCTTACTCCTGTTATGCAATGATATCAAATGCGTTGCCCGACTTACTGGGCGCACCCTGTCCGTCGAAGGCGTAGTCGATTGCCACTGGGTCGCCTGAATCGGCGTCCAGCGTGATCGGCCCCACCTCTGTGATTACGATTGTGCCGCTAATGTAGTCGTCAGAATCGGCATGAAACTGTGCGGCCACCTCGTCACCACGGGCCAGCGGTTGCCCGCCGCCGTCGTGTAGCATAATGGTCATCTTACCAGACCACTCGCCCACACCAATAGTGGTCTTCCGCCAGCCTGCTGTTGAGTTGCTGGCGTACTTTCCTGACGCGCCGCCGATGGTCACCTCCCAGCTCCCGACGTGGTCAAGCGCCGCTGCTGGGCTGCCCGTCTTGAGGGTCATAGACTTGCCAGTAAACGGTGTTCCTGCGGGCATTGTTTAAGCTCCTTATGCTTTCGCAACTGCGGATTGAATGATGCCGATTTTCAGCACTGTGGTGCTGGTTCCGATTCCGAGCACTGTGACAAAGTCACCAGCCCCCATGTCTGCCACAGGCGCGATGCCTCCGGCCGTTGTACTCACTACATACACTTGACCAGCCGTCAGAGCTGCGTTGAATGTCAGCGTGCCGCCAGTTGCATACTGCAAAGGCTGGCCACTTGCGGCGCCGTGCAAGGCAATGCCGACGGCCTTTGATGTTGCCAGTACGTCCGCATCTGCCAACTTCAGTTTGCCGCTGTCAGTGGCGTCTGCATAGACCGGCTGGCCTGCTGTGATCGTGGCCCCGGCGATGCCCAACGCCCAAAGTGTCGAGGTTGTTTTTTGTATGCTCGCAGCGGTCACGCTGATGTCTGCCATTAGACTGCCCCCTGATGCCACATATCAAATCGAACCGCGGTTTCCCAGACGCCCGTGGCCTCATCCTGTGTGGTCGTGATTGCTCCGGATGGCTTGCAGCAGGTGATACTGTTGGCCGTGCCTGTGTAGCTCTGATTTGCCCACTGAGCCACGATCTCCGCCGCAATCTGCTTACTGACGTCGTAGTCGATTGAGAGAACCGACAGAGTCACCAGTGACCGCCAGCCCTGCGCGGAATTCGTCCGCCATGCTGGTTCTGTGCTAACGTCGAAAATAACAGTCTCATCGAAATAGCCGTCTTCGTCGTCGTCGCGGTCTTCGCCCTCTTCGCGTGCGTCGATTTCTGCCACCAGCCTATCCGGCGGAATTATTGCCGCGAGGCTGTCTGTCGCTGCCCACCATTCGCCGAGGACTCTGTCGATTCCG